TTAGTTTTTCCATATCTTTTCTAGCTCTATCGTCTAACATACCTGCTTCATCCATTGCTTTATATGTTTGTATTTTTCTACGTTGAATGTTTGTAATAACACCACCTTTTTTTTCTTTTTTCTTTTTACCAAACATTATTTACTACCTCCATACAATGTCTCTGCAAATTTTTCTAATTTTGATTTATTTTTTTTCTTTTGTTCTTGTTCTTTATTATGTTGTTCAATCATTTTTCTATACCGTTTCTTAAAATCAGGTGACATTCTTGTGAAATTTGGATCTTCCATTTTATACCTCCAATGGTGATGGTGAGTTGTAGCCACTAAACTGGTTCATCATATCCATCATAGATGGCTCACCAGTTTTAGAATTATTTAATTTAACTGCATTTTCTACTGCGTTTTGTTGTGCTTCCTGTTGTGCCATCGCCTGTTGTGCTGCTGCCCTATCTTCTCGTATTTTAGCTACTCGTTCACCTGCAACTATTAACGATGGGTCTACACCTAACATATCTGCATATCCATCTGCCCATGCATCACTATCAAACTTATCTAATACGTCTGGTTTCATCTGTGCTACCGCACCCATGCTATTTACATACCTATCTACACTATTTGTACCAATAGCACGTTGTGCTTGTGCCAACATTGATACAAATTCTACGCTTAATTCCATGCCCTGTAACTCTTCTGGTGCTGGTGGCACTAAATCAGCTTCTACCATTCGGTTAAAAGTAATATCAATTAACGGATCTAACAACTCATTGTGCAATCTTTCCAAGACTGGACCTAACATGAGCAGTTTTTCTTCGTGACGTTCTGCTACTTCCGTTGCAGTCATTCTTGTGTCAGTAGCATTTGCCAACATAAGAAACAAATCTGCATAAAAACTACCATTAATACGTTGTCTTACGTCCTGTATATCTCGTAATAAATGATCAAGATTTAAATTTACGTTAAATGCTGTCTCAATTTTGCCTTGTTGCCCATCAATAAACGTAACTCCACCTGGTAAACTGTCCACATCTCTATTTTTCATATAACTTGGCACTTGCAATGGTGGTTTTGTTTGATAATCAATTCCTTGTGCCTTGCGTAACTGCTCATGTTGCAATTGTTTTACGTCACCTAATGCTTCCATACCTGGTGAATTGCCATAAATATCACCACCTGCTACTCCCCATCTAGGTATTACAGCAGGGAATTCTCTATATCCACTTTCTCTTAAAACTTGCTCTCCTTCTCCTCCCATTTCAAAATAACAAGATTTATATGCCATATTCATATTGTCTTTTTTCTTAAAATTACGTTCTCGATCATCTCGTGGTTCTATCGCATGAACTATTGTTATATATGCATCTAAATTACCTCTGTCATATAAATTCTTTGTAGAAATAGAACATTTGTCATAGCCAAATTCTCTTACTATTTCGCCTACAGTTTTTTGAAATTCTCTATACAAAGTATTTACCCTACCCTGATAATCTTGTGCTATTGCATATTCTCCACAAGTTACAGGATAATGATGTATTGCTGTCTTAGGATCAGGCAAAATAATAGATCCAGCAGTACCAAATGCTCCTAATTCCTCATAAATACCATGTAACGTTCTATATGTATTAGATTTTTGAAACACCAACTGCATACGTTGTGTAACGTCATTAAGCCACAACTTAACAGGAGAAAAACTATTTAATTCTGGATCAGCAGTAGCAAGCCTAAACCAAGGTCTTGCAGGGGATGTAGCACCTGCCATCATACCTGCACCTAATGTTCTTAACGCTCGAGTACCTGTGTTGTCATAAATACTATTATGTCTTCTATGTCCTTTGTTTCTGTCCTGTTGAAAATAACGTCCGTTTCTTGGTAACAAATACGTTGTTATTTCTTGCCAATGCGACCACCAAGTAGCTCTTTCTGTTCTTAAATGACCCCACCTAGATAACAAATCAGCACGTTTTGTTTTCATTGTTTAACTACCTAATAATGTGTTACCACCAAGATTTAATTGATTTGGATCTACACCTTGCACACCAGTTAACATCGTGCCAGCAGGGCCTGTTAATGATGCCTGTTCTTCTCTTGATTGTATTGCACTAACATCTGCTCTCTTTCTATTAGCTCTATTCATTTCTACATCTGCACGGTCTTTAGCTTCTTTTTGTGCCTGTCTTGCATCTCTATTTGCTTGTTCTTGCATTCTTAATCGTTTACGTTGTAATGCTTTTTGCTTTTCGCCAGAATATACTTGATATCCTAAACTTAATCCTGATATAACTGCGGCAAATGCCATTTTATAGCTCCTTTGAAAATACTATGTCTTGTACACCATATTTTAATCTTGGTAACAGTTTTGCTAAAGCGGTGTCTTCCTTAGCGTGCCATAACATCATGTTGCATCCAAGTGATTTAGCGTAGTCTTCTGTAATTTTCATAAGACGTAGCCCAATTCTACCGCCCCTAAATTCTTTTTTGATAAACAAAACGTCATTTTGGCAATACTGTAAATCAGCATAATGCAAATGATTAGTTACTAAGTTCATAGAATAACCAATACAGACATCGTCTTGCATTGCCAGATAGATAAACAATGAACCTGATTTATCAAGTGCATCATACATAGGCCAATTAGGCTTTAGCTCCATTAAATCTTTACGAAGTGCTATTTCTTCGTAATGTTCTTGAAATAATGGGTCTGCCTTGACCTTAAATTCTTCTAGCGTGCAGAGTCTAATTTCTGTTTTAGGTACTCTACTTTTGTTCACATTACAAGTAGATTCATTAGTTACGGTCACACTAGTCATAAAAGATAGTTTGTTACACAATCAAATATTATATGCAGTCTGTCAGTCATGCCAACATTATGAGCCGTATGTAATTTCTTATGGTTAAACCACCAAACATCGCCTACATTAAATTTTTGTTCCTGATCCCCACAAGTTTGGCTACACCATTGATTACTTTGCAATACTAAATGAAATCTTTGATAGTAATCTGCATACGTTCCTTGATCATTATGCTTAGTTACATGACCACTAGGCTTTAAGTTCACTATAAGTACCCTTCCCATCTCTTTAACTTGTAACTGCTTTAATATTGGTCGCATCAATGGTACTAACGCAGGTTTTAGATATTCCATACATGGGTAGTCATATGACCCTGTATCAAACAAAACGTAGTATGTACTCATTTTTAGTGGTCCACGAACATATATTGACTCTGTGTCTTTATGTGGTGAGCCTGTAAACTTTTGGCGTGTCTTTATCTCCTTCCATAACTCAGGTTTATTGTCTAACAATTTGAGCAATGGCTCTACATCTAGACCTTCTGCTATACGAACAAAATTAGAGCACTTTGTATGGGTCATAATCCGTATTCTGTGTGGCTGCTTTACGTCTTTTGATGTATATATCCTCTGGCACTTTTTTGGCTACTGGGAGGGCAAAAGTTAGGGCTAGTGCATCAGCTAAATCTGGTGACCCTGCACCCTGTAATCTTTTCTTTATCTGATCCTTACTTTCCAATACACGCCTACCCACATTGTCGTACCAGTATATCGGTGTTGCTAACTCTTGTTTGAGGGCTATGTCGTTAGGTATTGCTCCACCTTCTTCTATCCATTGCTTCATTAACCACCACATCTCACTTCTACGGTTTAAATATTGCTCTGGTTTGGTTGCCTTACCACCAAATGGTATTTCAATTACGTCATAATCCAACTGCCTAAGTCTGTCGATTACACCACTACCAGCACCAGCATCACAAAACACAGCATCTGGGTCATGTTCCTCTATCAGATTGGCTACTCTGGATGCTAATTCCATGTTGTCTATACCTCGATATACAACTGGCTTAAATGCTTGCCTACCTTGCCTACGGAATATTACAGATCTGTCATCTCCAAACCTTGCAGGGTCGATACCAAGGATTATGGGAAACAATCTGACATGGTCTGCCTGATATATGCGCTTTGCTGCATCCTCAGTATCTGCCAATGCGATTAACTGGTCATCACCTGCTGCACTAAAATCACATAAATACTCACGAGCAAACGATGTCTCACTCATATCACGTTTAAGACGAGTAACCTCTTTAGGATGCAAGCTATCTGTATCAAATACTGTGTATCTAGCTGCTGCCCAATCGTCCTCTTCTATGGCTTTGTAATACAACTCAGAGAACAAGTTAATGCCTTGAGGTGTACCAATAAACAATGACCATCCAAGACGGTCTGATAGGGCTGGTTGGACAATATCTGACCATAGTTCGTTTTTAATCTGGGCTACCTCATCTATCACACAACCATCTAGTCGCATTCCTCGTAATGCATCTGGATTGTCACCACCAAACAATCTAATGATTGCTCCATTATGTTTAAACCTTACCGATAATTCTCCTTCATTTATCTCGATTACAGACTGCCTACGCAATGGTTCTATCTTCTGTTTTAATCTTGCCCATGCAATTGCTTTTGCCTGCCGTAAGAACGGTGCAACGTACACAAACATACCTAGTTCTTTGTCTGTTTTAATCGCTTTATCTATTAGCTCCATAATCGCAAGCTCTGTCTTGCCAGAGCGTCTGTGGAGCGCATATACAGAAAACCTTTGTTTCTTTAGATGACATTCCCTTTGCCATGCTCTAGGGGTGTAATCAAGGCTTATATTCATCCCTGCGGTAGGCCAGTACTAATAGTCAGGTTAATATCTCCTTTTGCTTCTACTCCTACCCTTTCTCCATACTTCTTGGGATTCCATTTAGCCAACAACTTGAGCCTTGCTTCAACTCTATTCTTCTGCATCTGTACTGCTGCTGGATCAAGCCTTGTATTACCCTCAGAGCCGCACAAAGGAGGAGGAGAATCTATTATCTCCAGACATTCCTCCGCAATCGCATCTGCTCCCATGTCTCGTGCGTGTGCGAAGCGTGTGATAAAGTCTCCATCATCTTTCTCCAACCAATTATAAATAGTTCTCCAGTTTGGTTTATTTTTTAACCGACAATAGGACCGTAAAGTATTACCATGAGCAATCCAATCAATAATTTCATTTACTATTACAGGATCAGGTTTCTCTGTAGGCCGTCCTAGTTTTGAAGATTGTTTTGTAACGGTCTGGAGTTTGCCCCCTAATTTGGTATTTGCAGATTTTGGCAATTGTACCTCTTGGTAAATTAAAAATAGTGCTAAGAGTGCCGTAACCTAACCCTTCTTCATTTAAATCCCTGATAGCGTCTATAGTTTGATCAGAAATTTTGCAATTATGGTGGCTAGTGCCGATACGGTAACCTTCAGAATTAACAGCAATGTATTCTCTAGTTAATTGAGTTATTGCTGCCATTTAGTAATAATAAATTAATTAAAATATAAGAAAAAATAAATAAATATGCAATATTTGAAACTATTTTGTTGACTTATGATGGATTATATGCAACACTATAGATATCGGTTGTCTACCGATGCTTCACTTACTAATTTTAATTAACAACAAGCACATGACTAACGCAACTAATCCAGAACTACATATGTACCTCAACTGGAAGGCACAGGCAGAACTTGAATTAAAAAATGCGGTGCAAACCAATAACCACAAACAAATTCAAGAATGCAAAGATACACTTGCAGGTTTAGAAGAAAATTACAAAGATGTAGATCTTGGTCAGTTTTTTAACAAAACATCATTCTTTTATCACAACAACGGCAAGACTTATAATTTTCCCGGCAGATTTACTTCTGATAGCGAAGCTGATAGGAAATGCAGAATTAAGTATCAAGGTTTATTTGTACAGCATTACGAAATGTTTAGCCTACTTAGCGAAAGCAAAGATGAAGAATGGTTGGAATTACAAGCTAGATATTATTCTGCTAAAGAACCACACTTCACAGGTTTTGATGGTGATGCATACAGAACAAAAGCAGAGGTCAACTAATGGCCTTTGCATTATTTCCCTATTTACTTTTATTCCTAATCCTTATTTAAAATGACCAGTACAAAAATGAAAATCGGAGACAGAGTACAAACTCTACACACACCTAAACCAATCACAGGCGAAATTGTGGATATGTACAAGAACCTAGTTACAATTGCTCATGATGATGCAAAGACAGTTGACCAACTGTTATCATTTCACGTTGATGAGTTGAAGGTAATCTAATGGACAATCCAAAACTAGAGGGTGTAACAACCCTCTTTTTTTTTGCCCAATGACTTGTATTCATGTTGCATTTATGGCAATATATAGATATGGAAACAACTATTAAAACCCCATACGAACTATGCATTGAAGAATTTGGCGGTGTCCGTGAATTGGCACGCCAGATAGGTAGGGATGCGGGTTCTGTAAGCAAATGGAAAAAACACGGAACAATTCCTACTGGAATCCAAAAAAAAGTATTAGAAAAAGCATGGGAATTAAATTTAAATATTACACCGTACGAAATTATTTTCGGTAGAGAATGAACTGTTACTGGTGCAATAGCGATTTGATCTGGGGTGGTGATATAGACATTGATGAATCAATGCCACAGCATGAAGAGTTTTCAGTAATGACTAATTTATCTTGCCCCAAATGTAAATCTCAGGTGGAAGTTTTAAAGAAACGAGATCCCTTCGATTAGTTAATTATTTGCCAAGTGTTGCATTATGTGCTACAATGGTTTACGAGCAGCAAATGCTCGATTTGATCCCTTACAAATTTTTATTTACAAAATCAAATGGACAAACATCAAATTAATTTACCAGAGTCAGAATTTCAAATGCTTATCAAAGCATACGAATCTAGATTATGGAAACACATCAGACCAATACAAAGGTTTATAACTGGAGTAGAGCTTCAATCTTGGAAAGAAGATAACGGTTACTGGAAATGTGAGCCTGTTAACTTTAAAAACAGAATGGATGACCACAACTACAGAGTTGGACTTGGCACATCTGATTGTTTAACTAACGTTGTTTACACAAGAAAATTTAGAAACCCTAGTGTATATCGTGAATGGTATCTAACAGAAATTAGACACAGTTACAACGAAATCTATGCAAGGATTACGCAATTAGCACAAACCATTGGATATGATTACAGCCATTTAGTTGGGCAACTTAACTTTTCAAAATTAGAACGGGCTAGTATGGATTACTGGTTAGAAAACAATGCTAGAAAACCAGTAGCTGCTGATGGTTGGAAGGGATATTAATGACAGATACCCAGAAACTGGAAAGGTTGGACTATTTGTCCAGCCTTCCTTATCGTGACCACACTTCCGAAATGTGGGATGAAGAATTAGCCCTGGAATGCGAGCTACAAAACCACCCTTTATACAAATCTTATCCAGACCAATGAGAAAAATTAACATCACCGTCTACGTCAATGACGAGTATTCCCTTTACGACATTCTTAAAGAGGTTAGATCTGAAATAGACCGCAAGGTTTTTGATAGAGATAACATTAGGCAACGTAAATTTAGTGGCACATGGGAGGAGGAGGTAACATCTTCTTCCCCACTTGCAGACCGTTATGGTTACAGATACGAAACCGTAGCCAAATGGGAATCTAACGTAGTGCCAAATTCAGAATTCATTAAATTTCAAAAGGAGTCTAACTAATGACCACAAAATCGTACCCAATTACAGACAAGCAGTCATGGCTAGAAAACAGATTGCTAGATGTCACCTCTACTGAGGTATCAGCATTGTTTAATCTCAACCCATACCAGACTGAGTTTGAACTGTACCACCAGAAAAAAGATAAGGTGGTAGTTGAGCAATTTGATGTTTATATGCGTAATCCAGAAACAAGGATGGGCAGTTCTTTTGATTACAAAATTGTAAGTGAACAAGAACCTATGATCCTTGAGATAAAAAATGTGGATGCATTGGCATATCGCAAGAACTGGATTGAACATGACGAGTACAACATTGAGCCACCAGAACATATTGCTTTGCAATTACAGCATCAGCTAGAAATTACTGGCTACAACGTTGGCTACATAGTTGCCTTGGTTGGTGGTAACACTATGAAGGTAGTCAAAAGTAAAAGAGATCCAGAGATTGGCAAACTCCTCACAGAGAAAGTAAAAAATTTTTGGGAAAAAATTAAAACTGGTGTAGAGCCAAACCCTGACTACACTAAAGACGCACAGTACATAATGAAAAATTTATGTAATCAAGCAGATGCCAGTTTAATTCTTAATGCTGATGAAGATATGGATAAGTTGATTGATGAATACAACTTAGTTAACAAAGAATATAAATCTTTAGAAAAAACAAGAGATGCAATTAAGGCACAAATCTTAGATATGAGTCAAAATGCATCAAAGATTATTTCCGTAAATGGAACAATCAGTTGCGGTATGTCTAAACCAAATAAAGGCAAACTGATAACACAAGACATGGTTGGTACATACCAGAATCCACGCAAAGGATACAGAATGTTCCGTTTCAATTCACCTAAAGGAGTTAGCTAATGACACAATCCATCTCACCACTTGTAGCCATGCAAGGCACACTAGAAAAAATGGCAGACAAATTTAGAGAAGCTTTGCCACCAACAATGGACGAATCTAAATTCATTAGTGTTCTTAAGTTAACGCTAAATAAAAATCCAAAGTTGTTGCAGGCAGACAAAAATAGTTTGTTGCAAACTTTTATGAGTGCAGCAAAAGATGGCTTGTATTTAGATGGCAAAGAATCAGCAGCAGTTCAATATGGGCAATCAGTTCAGTACATTCCTATGGTCGAAGGAATAATTAAAGTCTTGCACAATAGCGGATTAATAAAAACTTTATGTGCGGAAGTTGTTTATGAAAATGATTTGTTTGATTATGAGTTAGGAACTAAACAACACATAACTCATAAACCATTAATTACAGGTGATAGAGGAAAACCTGTATGTGTTTATGCAATTGCTATAACTACTAATCAAGGTGAGTATTACGAGGTTATGAACATGGCAGAAATAGATAAATGCCGACAGGTATCTAAAGCTAGTTCATCACCACATTCTCCTTGGGTAAAATGGTTTGACCAAATGGCAAAGAAAACTGTTATTCATCGTATTGCAAAACGACTACCAAAAAATGATGCAATCAGTTCTGTTGTAAGAATTGAAGAAGATAACATGGTAGACGTTACACCAAATGCGACTCAATCAACAGAACCAAAAGATTCTTTATCAAGGTTAAGGGAATCAATTGGTATGGATGATGCAAGTGCAGAACAGGCCAAGGAAGAAGTTTTAAATAACTACCGCAAGGAGGAGTAATGCATTATTACTCCTACAACATAAGTGATTACATGAGTCATACTTTGCATCTATGGGAGATGGAAGATTTGGCATATCGTAGGTGTTTAGATAATTATTATCTGCACGAGCGACCATTGCCAGAAGATCCAGAGCAAGTGGCAAAGCTTATCAGAATGCGTGAACATTTGCCTGATGTGAAACAAGTTCTAAAAGAATTTTTTGTTTTAGAAAAAGGTAAAGGTTGGATTAATCCACGAGCAGATGAAGAAATACAAAAATATAAACAAAAAATATTGGCATCATCTAGAGGTGGCAAGGCATCTGCTTTAGCACGGTTGAAGGGTACTTCAAGTATACCGCAACCAACCAATAAACAAGAACCAATAAACAATAAACAAGAACCATATAATATAAAACTAAAACGCCCTCGCAATGTAAGTAAAAAAACATGGGAAGATTTTCTAATACACAGAAAAAATAAAAAAGCACCGTTAACAGAAACTGCGTTAAAGGGTATAAAGAATGAAGTTAAAAAAACTACGATTAGTTTGGAGGATGCTTTGATTATGTGCCAGGCACGAGGATGGCAAAGTTTTAAATCCGATTGGATTTCTAAAGAACAAAAGTCATTTGCTACAACTAACTACGGTGAGGGGGTACAAAAAATATGACTTTAAAAAATTTAAT